AAGGCCTCATTCAATTTCACGCGAAGAAATTCATCGACCTTTTCCTCTACAAAGGGCATTAGTTTTTCAATGTTTTGAGGATTGGTAATTTTTTTCTTCTATTTTTTATCCTTTTTACGGTACATTCTTTGCATTCATACGAATATGAAGATGATACTGGTCCCCTATCTTTACGTGTTCTATAAAAACTATCTACTAAATTTTTTATTTCACCACATGTTCTACATCTTCTATCCGAAAGAAGTAAATGTCCTAGGTTTAATTGTTTATCTAAGTCCATTACGATAGATAATCCCACATGTAAGAACGATCTCCATACTCATCAACAAACCATCTATCACCGTCATTATCAACAAAACTATTGCTATCTAATCCATCGGATATAAATCCAAAAGGAGACATGTCCTGTTCGATTTGATTTTTTTGTTCTTCGTATAATCTTTTTCTTACATCTTGATCGGTCAATTCTTTAAAATAATCCTGAGCAACCAACCAAGCATATATTACCAGACACATTGCAAGGTCGTCGTTGCACCCCTCTTCTGCTTCAAAAGAGTTGTGTTTCTGAATAAATGTGGTAAGCTCTGAAATAATTTCGTAGTCATTGAGAAAGAGTTTACTTTCTTCAATCATTGTCTTGAGGTTTAGACATCCAACTTTTTTCACAGTTTTGGACATCTTGACGCCAAGTTGAGTTTTCTTTCCAGAAAATCCTTGCCCAACAATTTGACCTGCTCTACCTCTCATAGAACACATGAGAAGATTATTATATTCCAAGTCATATTGAAGGATACTTGCTACTTGGTCTCCAACATCATTAACCTCACATAAAATATAGGAATTATTATATGCTGTTGCTGCCTCGTGAATTATGCTGGGGAAAAGCATAGGTTTGATTTCATTGTTCCTATATTTGGCAACAACTTTATGGGGAAATTCTGTTATATCAATAACAGTAAATGCAGAGTAATCATTCCCTACGCCTCTAGCAACATCCACAGTGATGAGGTAATCATGATTCTCCTCTGGGTCCACATAAACATCCAAACCCGCACTACGGGTCTTGGGGGCATCGTAGACGAGCGTTCTGAGTTTGGATGGTGCAATAAGAGTATCGACAGAACCTAAGAATTCGCATTCAAACTCAACTTTGAATTGTTGGTCGGAAGTGTTTGCAATAGTTTGCTTCTTCCACTCCTCATCTCTTCCCGGTACTTCACTCCAATGAACATCTGTAAATACATATTCATTCTTACCTTTTTCGGCATCATGCCACATTCGGTAGAAGTGATTCATACCGTGTGGAGTGGATACAATTATAACTTTGGTTTGTTTACCAGAAGTAATAGTAGGATAAACAGATGCAAAGAAGGAATCTGCGATATGGTTTGGAACGAAAGCGAATTCATCGAGAAAGAGGATATTGAACGACATGCCTCGGACAGCACTTGCAGATGTAGAAGCTGCCAATATCTTACTGCCATTTTCTAACTCCAATGATCCTTTATTCCAGGATATAATACCTTGCTGCATCCACTTGGGAAGATTCTCATAAGCAGTTTGTAACCTATCTAAAAGTTCTCTTGCTGTTGCTGCTTTGTTTGCAAGAATGCCAATATTTACATTATCATTAAATACCGCATAATGTAATAGAAAAGATACTACAGTGGTTGATTTTCCCGTCTGTCGTGGCATCTTGCAGATATTAAATCTGTGATTGTGGAAGTTATTAATTAACTTCTCTTGAAAATGATATGGTTTAAATGTTTGAAGACCATGATCCAGAGTTACAATTTTTACATAATTGTTTGCAAAGTAAACTGGGTCATCTTTACACTTCACAAATTCAAGAATCTGTTCTTGAGTAAATTCGATAGGGGTATTTGCTTTTTTTAAAAGCGGATTACCAAGATAAACATCATTTGGCATAATAAATCAACTCCAAATTAACAGTTCCAAGCTCTAAGAGACTTGTTAATTCTTGAATTAGGATCGTTTGCTGTTTTTGCTGATGTTAGTTTCTTTTTCATTCCGGACATCCGGGCACAGAATGACGCTCTGCGAGGATTTCCAACCTCTTTTGAAGGTGCCTTGAGGTCGCTTCCTGGATTTGCCTTTTCATAAGACCTTCTTCCCTTTTCGTTGAGACCACCCTTAGAGTTTTTACCTTCCTTATTTTGCCATGCCTCACCTTCTTCCAATTCAACTCCTTCACCCATTGGTTTTACATAATTTTTGTTTGGTCCTGGTTTTGCAGAACTTCCTCCTTGTGGTCCAACCATTTGAATTAGTGGTTGACCTGGTTGAATTTCTGAGATAGAATGATATACAACTACTGAACCTGGATAAACTTTTTGAATCTCATCATTAATTTCTTTTCTTGATGGTGTCTTCACTTGCGGGAAAAACATCTTAAGTGAATAATATTTTCCTCTCCATGAAAGAGTTACAGCAATTACATTTCCAGTTTGTGCTTGAAGTCTTGTTGCTTCTTGAATCGGCTTTGATGCAGTTCCTTTAATTGGTTCTGGTTTGATAATGTCAATGACTTCGGCAAATGTATTTCCATCCAAATCTTCAATAGTTTGCTCTGGCATTACCATTTTTTTAGACTTTACTTTCTTTGGAGAATGTGAGCAACCACAGTCTTCTAAAATTTTATCAACTAATTTTTTCTCTTCTGACACACAATTTGGAACAGTCTTCTTTCCTTTCTTTTTCATTCCTACTTGTTTATAACCAGACCAACAAGCTTCGTCAAACTCATGCTCCCCACTATCAAGGTAATCTGCTGCAGTATCAATATAATCCGCTGCCTTTGTAATTTTTGATTGGACCCATGCTTCCAAATCACCTTCTCCTTTAGAGAACTTAGTTTGCAATCTTTTTACTGCATTTGCAATTGTTTGGAGTTCTCCACGAGCCATTGAATATTCTTCATCCTTAACAGAAACTTTATCCCACGCTTTTCCGCCGTAGGAGCATTCTGATCTTGTTTCTCTCTTATCGCATAGAGGACAATATCTTTCTTCTTCGTGCATATGAGTTTCCTCTGTTTTATTACCCCAGTTTGCAGCACCGACTTTACGACACTTGACAAGTGCTCCGGATGCATATGCACTTGGCCAAACATCATATCTCGATTTTACTTTATTATAGCAAGCATCTTTTTTGCCACTACCTTTTCCTTTCTTATCAGATTCTTCATTCATTTTTTTCTTCCTTCCTTGGCAATGAGCTCTCTGAGAAAATCCTTTGGGGTTGTCACAATCTATAGACTTTTTATATTTATCTGACCACTCCTCTTCTACAGACTTTTTAGGTTTATCTGTAGAAACATATGTTGGTTTAGACGCACCAGTTTTTTGTTGTTGTCCAGGATCTGCTGCTTTCTTTCTTCTTGCTGCCGAATGTCTTTCTGCTGGCGTCATACTTGCTCTTTTTTATGAAGAGACGCACTTAGGTACTCCTTCACCTGGTTCATCACTTGCACATGTGCCACCAGTTACAACATTGACCCAACCAGGTTTTCCGTCTTTTGATTTACTTTTAAACCACTTATGGAGATTGCCTTCAGAAACATCTTTAAATTTTTTATGATGCTTCTTGGCATCTGCCTCCATCTTTTTAAGGCGAGTATAATAATCTGGAATTTCGTCAAGATGTTGAAGAGCAATATTTCTTGCCAATTCGTGGTCTTGAGTATGCTCGTGCTCAATTGGTTCACCCATGTCAAGTTGCTTTTGTATGAAAGAAACATTAAGACGATGTTTCTTTGCAATTTGCTCAACTGTTTTATGTGACTTAATCTTGGGCATCAGAAGTTTTATTTTTATTTAGGAATTTGGTCTGCTTTTAATTTAAATCCAGTTTTCTTCCACCATTCTGCAATTTGATGATAAGACCTAATATGAGCTGGACCTTGACCATCTACAATTACCCAATCATCCTTTAAACCATTAAATTCTTCACTATTGATTATACAAGTATCAAACTTTTTAATTTCTTCAACAAATAGTGGGAATGTATAAACTTTTCCCAATGAGAAAACAAGATTTTCTACAATTGGTTGCAGATTAGATTCTGGAATATCAAAATGGAATTCGTCATCATAGTAATAAGTATCAATTATTTTTTGAGCACGCTCTCTTTTAAGGATATATGCAGTCGCAGACCAGTCATCAAATTGTCTTTCCCTAACTTTAATATCGGTCATTTGATCTCTGACCCACATAAGTTGAACGCATTCCCAATCTGAGGGTAAATTATCAACAAACTCTCCCCAAGTAAAGTTCCAATTCTTAATAGTTTCTAATGAAAGATCATCCTCACAAAAAAATCCATAAGGTTCATCTGTTTCATTTAACCACCTCTTAATACATCTCATATGAGAAGTGCAACATCCTTTACTTGCATTGGTCAAAGTGTGAACATATTGACCATGAAGAATATCATTACACTCTATAAATCTTTTGGATACTACTGAGTTAATTTTTTCAATATCATATTCTTTAAATTGATTTTCTAAATGAGTTCTTCTATCAATGGATTCTTCTAAACTCAAATAATATATCGAAGGAAATCCTTTTAATTTTGTTTTATCTTCGTCAAGAAGATATGGGAAATCCATACCTAAAACATTAAAATTATTTTTAACTGATTTTTTATGAGAATCATTCATTTGATCATAATAATCATCAACCAATATTTTAAACAATCTTCTACACTCTTCAGATTTTCCCCACCAATATGAACAAACTGCTTTTTCAAAAATTAACCCATATTTTCCGGGATACTCAACATCGGTTCTTAGTGGTTCTTGATTAAAATCGCAAAAAGTTAAAGCTGTATTTGAAAGTGTATATGCTTCAGTATAACTCTTATTCCACTCTTCATATCTTGAAAGAATATAATATGCTTCTGGTCTTCTTGGTAAAACAGTAATTGCATGGTTTAGGAGACCTTTGACAGTATACCAACGGTTTCCTTGTTTGTTAAAACAATATGACATTCTAATCAAAGACTCATAAACTAAATTCAAATCATCCGCTCTATCTGCTGCCCTCAAATAATAAGAAATTGCGGATGCAGTTTGGCCCAATATTTCATATTGTACTGCAAGATTAAAATTGCTTTCAGCATTTTCTGTATCTTGAATGTAATTATAAAGTGTATCATCCATTAATAAAATCCTCCAGAAATTGTCCAGGTACTCTTAAAACATATGCGGCATTATCTTGAAAACCAAAAGTAATCAAGTAATCTTCTTTATACTTTGCCATACCACAAGCAAATTCAATTTTTGCATTAAGGAAAGAAAACTGCTGCGAAATTTTTTGTATATTCCAGTCCTTATCCCAAAAAGTGAAACGATGCCTGTATGTTGCATCTTTCCTTCCCGCTTCACTTCTATACAAATCGGTTTCGTGATTTAGGGTTAAGTATCCACCATTATATGACAGGACTTGAGAACCTCCTCTCAGATCTCTATTATGTTGAACCCAATTTTTAATGATTACACTTTCTGTACTGTTATTCTGGACATCAACTTTGACTATCTCTGTACCATTTGTCCACTTGACAAAGTGATAGGGCATGTCTAAGATTGGCATCCAGTTTTTATTACAATACTCTTTGTCGGGTGGAGGACCTGGGATTCTAAATCTCGATACCTCGTTTACAGAATTTTCATTAATTTCAATTTCCGAAAGTTCCATTCTTCCGGTTCCGATAGTATCTAAATCTCTTCTAACACCACACAAAAATAATTTGCTGTCCCATTCTATCAATCTTGCATCTTCGAGACCAACAAATTCCCACAACGGTGGTTTATCAAAAGCAGATGTATCTACTTTTGAAAAGTATGAAATATTCAAATCATCATCAAGTTCACAGATAAAATTAGTTGTTGTTAGTGTATTGTCGTTATCTGGATTTAGATACACTAAAGGACCATACGGATGTTCGTAATTTTTTAACTCCGAATGGTATAGAGTATATTGAATGTGCCTCACATTCGCTAAAATTTTATTGTCTTTAACAAGTATGGATGGGTTACATAACCCAGTACCATTTGTTTCATTTGATGGTATTATTAATGGTTTTATTTTTCCACCATTATCTAAAACCTGCTTCACAAAGCCTACAGACATAAGATCACCAGAAAATCAATTGAGATTTTAAAACTGTTCTATTTATTGTACATTTTTACCTCCCTATATTCGGAATTGAATTCCTCATCAATTCTTTTCTTTATGTCTGCTCTTTTATCATTAGTAATATAGACACTTCGGGCAAGTTCAATGAACTTTTTCCCAAAGTCTTTATTTTTTTCTAACTCTCTCAATTCATCTTCAATCTTCCAAAGTTTTTGATTAACTTCCCTCAGTTCATTCATGTACTCAAGAGTGAATTGGATAAGAGTATTTTTGATTTGATTTAAGTCCTCAAGTTCTTTGAGAACATATTCATTGTTAGTAAACATAGACTTAATTTCAAGAATCGAAATTTTATCTAATAGTTCACCTACTGATACTGGAATTGTAATCTTCATGCTATTTTCTTATAAGAATCAACAGTCTCTTCTATAAATTCAATCATCTGGTCGTTTATAGTTGGGGAGCATCCAATAAAAAATACATTCTCAAGAACTTTCATTGCATTTGGATAATCAAATCCAGAACCAAGATGTCGGTAAGCTGGATGAATCAAAAGATTGCCTGCAAAATAATTTCTTGTTTGTATCTTGTTATCTTCCAAGTGCTTAACAAGTTTCTCCTTGTTAGTATTGCATACAATCGGAACACCAAACCAACTTGTTTCAGACTGCGGTAACTCATCAATCACTCTTACTCCAGGAATAGATTCGAAGATTTGATGAATTCGTGCCTTATTATATCTGCGAAGATAATGAATTTCATCAAACTTTTTAAGTTGCACTGAACCGATTGAACCAAGCATATCAATTGGTTTGAGATTATAACCAATTTGTCCGAAGATGTACTTATGGTCTACAACCTTATCATATCCAACTAACCATTTATCAAATCTCTTACCACAAGTTCCACAAGAAAGAAGATTTTGTGAACCAACGCAATAGCAATCTCTTCCCCACCAAGCAAAACTACGAGCAATATCAATCACTTCTTTAATATTAGAAGACACCATACCACCTTCAATCGTTGTAATATGATGTGCTGGATAGAAAGAACAAGAAGATGCAACAGAGTAGTCTGTAAGATACTTACCTTTCCATTTACTTCCAAGGCTATCGCAGTTATCAGAAATTAACTCAAGTTTATAACGATCACAAATCTCAAGTAGATAATCAAAGTTATATGCATTTCCGAGAACAGGTGAAGAAAATACTGCTCTTGTTCTTGGGGTTATTTTGGATTTAAGTTCATCCAAATTCCAATTCAAATCAGTATAATCAATATCAACAAAGACTGGTTTTAGATTGTTTTGAAGGATGGGATTAAGAGTAGTTGGAAATCCACAAACAGATACAATAATTTCATCACCATCTTGCCAATCAAAATATTTCTTGAGAGCAGCAATCATTACAAGATTTGCTGAGCTCCCAGAATTTACCATTACTGAATGTTGAAAGTTAAACTTCTGTGAGAATTCTTTCTCAAACTTATTCACTGCCTCACCGGAAGATAACCACTTTCCAGTCAGGAAGGTTTTCATTGCAACTTGAATTTCTTCGTGATTCCAGTAGGGACCAGAGTAAAAAATATTTGATTCTCCCTTCACATAATCATTATTATAGAGATACTTAAAGAAAGATTCATCACTTTCAAAAAGGTCATCAATAAATTGCTTTACTTGTTCTTTCATTTTTAATTCACAATATAGGAGAAATTTTCTTCAAGACAACCTTGCCAAGCTAATTGTAAAATTCTTTCAAACCAATGTGCTTCTACGGGATTGTCATTATAATCAGTATAATACATCATTTTTTTATAAAAGTTTTTGCTGTACTTTAGGATGCAATTTTTTGGTACGGCATAATTTGCTGCGGGAGCAAAACTTATAAATTTGGGAATTTGGTAATCTTCTATAATAAACAAGTCTTTCATGAATTCCAGAAAATTAGAGATTCTAGGATAAGTTTTTGCTTTTCTAAAATCTTCTTCCGAAAAAACACACCCCATTGTGTAGTTTTTTAATTCCCACTCTATGGGTAGAGAAAACAAATTGTTATTTAAAATATAAGGAAAATTATTTTGAATATGATTTCCACCATCAATAGGAACAAACCAATTCGCTTTTAGAGCATATATAAATCTCTTCTCTGTTGTATATGAAGTTTTTCCATTTGGGGGTTCTTTTTTTAATAGATTTCCTTTGATGTGAATCATCATGTCCGGAAGATTGTCATAGTGGTCTACAATAAATCTACCGATATCATAAGGATTTGAACCAACATTAGGTGAAGGTATAACTTTTCCTAAGTGACATATCTTCGATTTATTCGGAAAATCGTTAGGCGTTCGATCGTAAATAAGAGTATTTTCTGGAGAAAATCCATAGTCATAAGTCATTTTTAGCCACTCTAAGTCATGATTAGAATGATTACTGACTACAAGAATTTTTGATATTGACATAGTAAATGATTATATGGTTTACTATAACATATTGCAAAGCATATGCAAACCGTATTTAAAATTAATTTGTGGTTCGAATTTGAGAGACTTTAATTTGTCGATATTCAAAGTCATATTTTTAATTTGAATATATTGCTGATTAGTTGGTATTGGAACACTAATTAATTTACTATGACTATTTGTAATACTTTTTGCTGTTTCTATAATATATTTAAAGTTATTTGATGTTCCCGAAGCAATATTATAAATTTCGTTGTGGTGTCCAAATTCCAAAATTATCTCAATTGCTTTACATACATCTTCAACAAACATATAGTCTTTTAAATAATCTCCGTTATCATAAAGATGAACATCTTCATTTTTCTTCAATTGTTTTATGATATGTGCCAGGACATTTTTCTTCAAAGAAATTGTTTTATCCAATCCATAAACATTTCCAATTCTTAAAATTCTATATTTAATATTAAAGGTCTTGCAAAAGGAAATTAATAATTGCTCTGCACATCTTTTTGTTACAGAATAAAATCCAGTTGGATTGCAATTATCAGTTTCTTTTGCATCTATAATATCATTACCATAAACAAAACATGAACTAATAAAATTAAATGTGATGTCTTTATCTTTGCAATTGGATAAGACATCCATCAGAAAATTTAGATTAGTGTTTATATCTATATGAAGATCATTAAAAACATTTTGATTTGTGGTGGTGCTTATAAAATATAAAACTTCTTTGGTATCAAATTCTATACTTTGCTTTGGAATTATATTTACTTTTTGTGAGTATAATCTACAAAATGTTCCTCCAATAAATCCAGTCCCCCCAAAAACTGCTATTTTACTCATACAAAATTCATGTGATTACTATCATAAAGACTCTTTATCGCTTGAGTTCTTTCTGGATAAGTTAAAGTTTCTGGATTAAATCCTGTTGCAAAGATAATAATATTTGGATTTTGTGTGAGTTTTCCAATTTCTAACAAGTGATTAAATGCTTTTCCTAGAAGTCCTCCACCAAAATTCATTGCTTCACTGAGTGCATGGAAAGCATAGTTTGCAGACTTTTCTACCTCTTTAAGATTAACTAAACAAATACTACACATGATGAACACATCAATCCTTTGTGGATCAAAATATGCTTTGGAGATATTGAGATATTGTTGACCTACCTCAAGTACTTTATTGAGATTTTTGACCTGATAGTAGTGCTTAAAAATAAACCAAAGATAATAATTATTTTCTGGATTATTTTGATATTCTCTCTCGCAGATTGAAAGATAGAAAAGTTCTTTATCAATACTTGGTTGAAGGTTTTTAGTAATCTTAATTGTAGTATCTACTGCAACCTCACCAAGATGTTCTTCAGTTGGAAGAAACATTGGAGTTTCGTGAACTGCATTTACCCAAGTATAGTTTTTAGTTCTATGAAAACGAACATGTGCAGTTTGACCTAGAGTTGGTTCTTCATCATCAATTTTATCATACCTTTCATGTTTAAATGTTGTAAACTCTTCAGAGATTACTGCAAGACCCTCTGGGAAAAAATCATCTATTTCTTCATTAAAATCTATAGAAAAAGCCCAATCAGTTTCCACATAAGATAATGCCTGATTTCTTGCTACTGAAAAATCAAACTCTGCACGAGTCTGTGGATGCTCGTAGACTTTAATACCAGCATCTTTAAGTAGTTGAATTGTATTGTCTGTACTTCCAGTATCGACTACAACGACATCATCAAATTTCTCTGCATTCTTGAGAAACTTTTCAATATTTTTTTCTTCGTTCTTTGCGATTGCGTATAGTGTAACTTTCATTTTAATCCTCACTTGTTGTTTTTAATAATTTCTGATTTATTAGGACCCCATCCACTATGAGGATTGATGAAGGTTTGATAGAAGTCGTATGTACCGCGAATTATCAGCAGTGTAATTATTTTGATTGAATCCTGGATAACCCATTAAAAACAATCCAGGAGGATTTTTAAGTGTAACCATTAAGTTACACTCTACCAATCTTGCCTTAATTCCTTCTTTATGTAAAAGTTTAAGTACAATATCACTCATACTCAAACAATATCCAGAACCTGCTTCGGTCATTCCAGATTTATGAAGACCATCTACAACTCCCTTAATAATGTTAAAATATTCAGTTTCAACTACAGGATGATTTTTCATAATTATTTTTCCCAAGCATTATCGTAATGATGTAAAGCAGTTGTTTTTTTATAACCAAGAGTTTTGAAAATATTTTCTATTTCATGTTTTTTATCACCAAGATGTAATTCTTCATATTCAATTCTTTGAATATCATAATTATTCCAATCTGTTGTTAATAAAATTTCAGAGTCAATTCCTTCAATATCCAATAGTAACCAATCCAATTCCTTGATATCATACTTTTCAAATAATTGATTTATAGTTATACAAGGAACTTCAAAATATCTAATTCCGTCACTTGGATAATAAATTTCAATATGAGACTTCACACAAGAAGCGACATGGTACATTGGACCATCATTTTGATGATAATAAAGTTTTAATGTGTCTTCATTGTAAGAAGGAACTTTAATTGCAACATTCTCAATAACAGAATTTTGATATTGAGAATAGCAATTTTTTAAATTTCCAATATGTAGTGGATTTGCTTCAACAAAAAGTCCAAATTCTAATTCATTATAATTTTCTTTGAGATGTTTAGATAAATCATCATCACCTTTATTAGAACCAATTTGAACTACTTTCATAAAAACTTTTTCCAATCAATACAAGGTGATAATAAATCTGCTTGACAATGTGTAGAATAACCAGGAAGTGATGATATTAAAACTCTTCCTCTCTGTGCTAACTCCAGAAATTTTTGGTGGTCCGCAGAAGGTTCCACACCTGTAGAATATTTAGTGTGCGTGTAAAAGTCCTCTACAAGAGTTGAATACTTCACAGCAAATGTATTGGTTGTTGAAGGAGTTGCCATCCAATGACAAGAATCTGTAAATAAAACTTTAGTTCGGAACTCTGCATAATACTCACCATACTTGTCTCTGTGGTCGTACAAGGTCGCATAAGAGATGGGAAGGGCGAATGCCTCTAACAGAACTTTATCCCACCCTGGTTGATGAATATAATCATCTTCCAAGAAGTAAATGATATCATCTTGAGAATGATTTTGTGTTTTAATATACTTCAAAGTTTCTATAAAGCTCTTTGCTTCTCCGCCGCAATTGATCGTATATATATTTTCTTCATTTGATAGGAAAGTATCTTCTATCTTTCCATAATGTTCGTCATAAATGATTGCGTATTTTGTTGTTTCTGGATTGAGAGTATTTTTGAAGTTTTGGAATACCTTTTCTTTGTCCCACCAAGAAGGTCTTTGTTTTCCAGGACTCTCTTGAATTTTGGAATAATAGCAATGTCTCAAATAAACATTAATTTTTGTCATTTCTAAAAAGGATAATTGGGTGTTTGTATTGTTGTTTCTCCTGGTTCATCATATGCATAAAATCCATATTGAATAATCGTAAATAGATTAGCGTGCATAAACTCATCGTTCATTGTAGTAATACCATCAACCAGAAGACGAGAAACCATTAACTTCGCAACAGCAGGGTCAATTGCATATGCATGTGCCCGACCTATTTTACGAGTGAAAGTATCAGGTGATTGCATATGAATTGGAGTTGGTTGAACGGACATCCCATTATACTTCTGTTCCTTACAACCAAGATATGTGATTGCATTATAAAAAGGATAGGGACCAAAAAATTTCTCTACCATTATAGCATCGTGCTCTAATATAACGATAGGTCTATCTATTGTGATACAATGAAACCACAAACTAAAGTGAGATAAGCAACACCCAATTTGAGATGGTGTCATAAATTTATGATTGACCTTCAACCATTTCAAGTAATCTTTGTCTTGAAGATGTTTCGGTATTACAATTTCTCCAGAAGAACCATCAAAACCTTCCCAAAGAGTATAAGGTTGCTCTACTGCAATACAACTCTCTATACATCTTTGAGTTAAGGTCTTTGAAGTTTCATTATTTGGTAGAGTAATAATATAAGTATTTTCTATAAAAGAATTCTCTGTTGGATAAAAACTTTCTAATGTTCGCTTCATTCTAAATTGCCTGATATTGAAATTCTATAATCATCACTTGTAGAAAATGGATAGACGCAATGAGATAAATGTGCTGGGAACAATACTATTCTACCACACCAATCCTCATTGACATATAAGGTTTCTAAAGTAAGTTGTCCTAAAATATTTGGATAGATGAATTGGAAAGTTGATGCTGCTTTTGCTTTTGTATCTTTTACATGAGCCGCATTCAACTCTTCTTCTACTTTGTATGGAATTTTTAACCAGCAAACAAAACTAAAAGTGCTGCTGTGATGGTGAATTGGATTAAACTCATTCTTCTTTTGAAAATTGACCCACAGATGAGTGAGTTTAAAGTCACTTGGTTTTTTGTAGAAATTCCAATAGTCTGTATATGACTTACACATTTCATTGAGATATGGTTGCAAAACTAACATAGACTTTTGCAACTCATATTGATTTTCTATATTTCCTGCAAGACCATTATTGTAATTTGAATGAGAATGAAAATCAGAAGAGATTTCATTTACTTCATTCATTACTTGATTATAAAGTTCTTCTGGAAGAACACCAGATGTGACACCGGGATTTGGTAATGATATATGACTAAACATAGGTTTTTAATTTCTCCAAATCATATTCATTCCACCAAGACTTCCAATCAATAAAGAAGTCTCTATCATATTCTCCTTGCATATGTAGTGCTAAAGAAGGAATTGGAGTAAAGCAGAAATGTCCTCTTTCATAATAAACCCTACAAATACTATCCATTTCCATCGTTTCACTTACCTCACTTGTTCCCATTTTGTGGAACAAGTCCCAGTGCTTTCTAATAATATCAACATGAGTCATTAAAGTCACTGCTACATGAAAATTAGTTCTCCAATATCTATCTTTTGATACTACAAGATGACAAGGAACTGCAGTGTTTTCTGCTTCGTGATACTCTGCTGGCTTATTGAATGGAAAGATACTTGCAGGAGAACCTAGATTACAACTAAACTGATTAATTGCATGTATCATCAGTTCAACAGAGTCTTGTTGATGAAGAAAATCATCTTGAACATAATAGACCCAATCTTTTCCATAATCTCTTCCATGTTCGTAGCACCTCAAAATAGATGGCATAATACCATAAGTCTCAAGATGGGTTAGATTAACTTTGAACTTTGCAATGCTGATAAGTTTTTCTAAAATATCTAAAAATTCTTTGTCCGAGTGGTCATCAAAGATTTGAAGTTCTATTTCATAATCTGGATAATGTTCTTGTGCGTAATTGAGACTATCAATCAAAGAAAAGATACACCTTGAAGAAACTTCGATCTTTGGTGCTTCACAATATCTTCCAGAATCTTTATCTCGGTTTCCTTTTGAATGAGTCTGGACGACAACTAACAAATGAGTTTTCATATATCAAACTTGGAATAAAGTTTTATATTCTCTTCTCCTATTACTTCAATAGGATTTTGTGAAATTTTGGCAAGATTTGGACGAATATCATGAAGCCCTCTAAGTCCCCATTCTTCGTCCTTTTGTTCTCCACAAGCATTTTCAATGTTATTGAAAGTATTTGTATGAGATGGAACTTCTAAAAACTCATAGATTTTACTCAGTTCTTCTTCTGGATTATTGACTAGAGCATTATATTCAACTAAATGAACCCAATCTGGATATTTGTTGAGTCCATAAACCATACTCTCATAAGAAGGAGCAACATAATATCTCCAAATATATTCTGCACGATTATTATTTGTAATTGGTAGATTATCATTCCTTAAATGATTATCAATGAAATTATCATAGTGCTTTGACCTTTCTATGAGTGAAATATAAGATGTAAGAACTTCTGGAATAGAACGATAAGTTGCTACAATTTTTGGTTTGTTGGAAAGAAACATTTGAACGGTATCAAGATTCTTTCCCCAAAACCGATGCTTATCTAGAATTGTTGATTTTGGAATGTGATTATAAAAGTTTGCAAGAACTGCCTTATAGACATTATACGAAATTGCCTTGCGGTCAAAGGTAAATTGGATATCTAAAGTATTAAATGATTTCTCAATATCAGTTACTACATCACCTAATGGAGATGTTGGTGATACATAAATGTCTGGATGTTGATTGAGAAGTGACCCAAGTAATGTAGAACCACTTCTTGGAAGTCCTCCAAGAAAATATAATGTCTTCATAGTTTATTTCTTTCTTATTATGTATTATATCACAGGATCGATGTATGTGAGTGCTACCGAAAACCTATCTCCACTAGAAACTTGTTTCCAGTTGGTTCCTCCTGCGAATGTAGTGATTGGAGTTGATTTACTAGTACCAGAACCATTGATTCCCTGTTGTCCATTAGAATTATCACCCCAAGTCCATAAAGTTCCATCGGTCTTGATTGCTATTGTAATACGACATATATTAGAACCACTACAACCAACTTGTTTCCAGTTGGTTCCTCCTGCGAATGTAGTGACTGGAGTAGATGCATCGTTTCCAGCACCAGATCTAGTGATTCCTAGTTGTCCCTCATAATTACGACCCCAAGTCCATAAAGTTCCATCAGTTTTGATTGCTGCTGTATGATAACCACCACCAGAAACTTGTTTCCAGTTGGTTCCTCCTGCGAATGTAGTGATCGGAGTGGATACATTAGTATTTGAATTGTTTCCTAATTGTGCAGAAGTATTATAACCCCAAGTCCAAAGAGTTCCATCAGTTTTAATTGCTGTAGAAAAACTACCTCCATTACTTATTTGACTCCAATTAGTCCCTCCAGCAAATGTTGTGACTGGAGTTGATCTATTACCAGTAGCATTAATTCCAAGTCTTCCAAAAGATCCATCACCCCAAACCCATAAAGTTCCATCAGTTTTGATTGCCGCTATATGGCCTCTTCCGGCAGTAACTTGTTTCCAGTTGGTTCCTCCTGTGAATGTAGTGACTGGAGTTGATTTATTATCTGTTGCAGCGTTTCCCATTTGTCCGACAAAACCACGACCCCAAGACCATAAAGTTCCATCAGTTTTAATTGCTACAGTAGAACGATAACCTCCAGCATTAACTTGTTTCCAGTTGTTTCCTCCTGCGAATGTAGTGACTGGAGTTAATTTATTGGTTGTTGTACTGTCTCCTAGTTGTCCAGTATTATTACTACCCCAAAGCCATAAAGTTCCATCCGTTTTAATTGCTGCAGTATGAGTGTCTCCACAAGAAAGTTGTTTCCAATTGGTTCCACCAGCAAATGTTGTGATTGGAGTGAGTTTACCAGTTGTTGTATTGTCTCCTAGTCGTCCATCAGAATTAGTGCCCCAAGTCCATAAGTTTCCTTCACGAAACAAATCAGCAGGAACAAAAACATTATCAAAACTATAAGTCAATCCATCATTACCTGTTACTATACTTCCATAGGTTGGAACATAAACACCAGCAGAAGATTTTCTTTCTATTTGAACTCCCCAAAAATCAAGAACAAGATTTGTATTGTTATCAGAATATAAGTCAATAAAACTTTTTGCGGTTGCTGTTGGAACTCCACTTGTAGTTACTCTTACCCACTGATTAGTAATTAATTGTGATGAGTAATCAACTGAAGGACTTCCATCTGCTAAATCAGTAAATGCACTACCAGTTCCACTAATTCTCCTTACAAAAAAACTTGTCGTATAAGTATCAGTTCCGTTGGGAGTGAATGAAGGAAAATTAACTCTTAATAATGCATTAGTTGTATTATTGCATGTAAATCTAATTGCTGTATTTGTTCCATCAGGTGCAGTTATTCCTGTAGTTATTGTTGCACCTGCGGGAAAATTATTAATCCACGTAACAGTCCCTTCATAAGTGGAATATGCCACTAAATTTTCTCTATTGTTGATAAAATTATAAAATACTGGCATTTCTTTTATTTTGGAGGAATCTCTACAAAAACAACTGGAGTATTCATTTTTTCACTCCAGTTTTGAAGATATTGTTTAACTTCAGAATTCATTTCTTTATTATTTATTGGAAGAACTTTTAGATATTGACCATCTCCACTTCCCTCAACAGAGACCAGAACATCACACTTATCAGGTCGCATTTCTTCTGGTAGTAAATGCTGCGTCCAAGCACATTGATAGTCTCTACAAGATTCTGGTCGTGCCTTATGAACTCCACAACCATTACATTCCAGATACTTACAAGACTTTCCTGCACCAAACTCCCAAGCAAAAGCATCACCAATCAACCAAGTACAACAAGCAGTACATTCTCCACATTCACGAAACATAATCATCCTCCTTATAATAGTAAGTATATGAATCAAAAATTCCCGGTTGGTATATTGTTTTTGGATTTGAATTTGGATTACTTCCAATCCAAAGTTCTCTATCTATACGATAATCACTATAAAGAAACTTATGGTCTAGTGTTTGGATATGTTTGGCATTGGACCACCAAAAATTTCCAGTAAAATTATAAGTTCCTTCTAATGGTTTGGTGGTTGTACCATCAGACCATAAAGTTTCTCCCACAGAATTTAGATTTGAACCAACACAATCATATTCATCCAACATTTCCACACACTCTTTCCACCTATCAATTACAAAATACTCCATCATCAATCTCCAAGCATTTGCAATCAAAGTTCCTTTGCTTGCTCCCTTAGTGTGAAAATACAAAATTTTATAATCCGGATTTTCATGCGCAAAATCTTTTAATGCAATCATCGTTTCCGTTTCTTCTGTCCAATTTTTATTGTAAACGACTTTTGCTTTTGTTGGTATATAAAACATTTCTTGGCTGCCATTTACTCCAATATGAAAATGATCTATTTTATTCATTAGACCAGATACAAATAATCGATTAATCTGTTGTTGGTAGATAAATGCGGAAATTTCATTTTGAAATGTATGATAAAAAACTGCTAACTTCATGTATGATACACCCCACCATTTTCGCCAGACATCCCCTTTACCATTGTAAGACCAAGATTTGGAACACTAATGATATTGTTCTTGTTTATAAATCGATAAAGTGAATGTTCTACATCAGTTCCAGAAGTAAATTGTATCATTTTTTCCATATAAGTAAATGCCCCTTCAAGAGCCTCAACCGCTTCATTAAATAAAACTCTATCAAAAGACCAAAGACCAGTATTCATCATACCTTTTGCACCATATAAGTATGCATAGACATTTTCAAGATTACTTTCATTGAAACTTTCACCTTCTTCCAAAAGATAATCGTATTTTTTTACAATATATTTTCCTTCCAGAAACTTACTTTCATAATCTTTAATATCAAAATGATCATTCAATAAGTATCTACCAGTAAGTTTAAAAACTCTTTGACTATCAGTGAATAGATTGTGCTGTTTAATTTCATAAAGAGTATTGAGTAATCCTCTTGTTTCCAACAATGATTTGCCATAAGTAATCAATTCTGGTCTTTCTTCAAGATTTTCATAAATTTGCTTTAGTACTGGTTCATCATAAAACTCTAAAAACAAATCTGATTTTTCTTTAAGAATATCTTTTTGTTTCTCATCAATAGGTTTAGAAGAACACTCAAATAAAACCACATAAGACTCTGAAACTTTCTTACGAATACATTCAATCGTTTCTAATGTTTGATTGAATCTCTGTTCTTCATTATAAGCACTAAACTCATCCTCTTTAAAATGTTTGAGTGCTGAACCGACTAAAAATAAAAATTTCATAAGTAATCTGTATTAAAACTAATAATAATTCTTTCTTCTGTTTCTTCTTCCGTATAATGAACTAAATCACTTGAGAAGATAACCAACAATCCAGGATAAGGTTTAATTGATGTATCTGGAAAAATGAGTGGAGTGCTTCCAGAAATATAAAATGCTCCACTTATAATACTTTCTCCATGATTATGTGCTTTGAGTTTATTTCCTGGTTGTGAGATATTGAACCAACTATTGATAAACTTTAGAGGTGAAATCTCATACTTATTACAATACAGTCTAACATATTGCTTAAGAACATTTCTTAATCCAGTCAGTTCTGAATACATTAAAGTAGGCATTCCATGATTATAAGTAGAAACACCTTTTGTTATAAGTCCGTGAGAAGCAGTTTCTATTTCAAGAAGTTTGCTCTTGATGGTATTTAGATTTAAAAAAGAAAGATTATATTCCTCTATCATTCAAAAACTCTCCTAGTTGCTTCAGTGGTTCATCCCAGTTTCTTGGTTTCTTTTGTCGGAACAGATGAATATTATCTCCATACCACATACACTTTCCTGTAGAGGAAGTCCAAACATAATATTCCATAATAGGAACAAAGACACAGACTTCTTTACCCATTGATGCTGCTACATGTGCCACAAAACTACAAGAAGTCACTACCAAATCAAGGTTCTTGATGATTGAGAATGTGTCGGCATATTCTCTATTAGGAACTGATAGTGATTGTTTGATTTCGGGATACTCATTGGCATCCTTATTATCACTGTGAGTTTGAAGTGAATAAAGTGAGTATCCTTTGTTTCCAAGAACACTCATATAGTCTTTGAGTTCTACTGAACGGAAAGTGTTCTGCTCGAACCCAGAACTAGAAGCCCAGAACATTCCAACCTTATATCCAGTGTCTTCTTTTATCCACTCCCATTTCTTATCGTATTCTGGGAGTGTTTGGAGATAAGGTTCTCTTCCCATATCTTTGAGTTGCAGATTGAGATAATATGGAAGTGCCAGACCATAAACCCAGAAAGCATCTTTAGGAAACTCTGGTTTATCCCAAATACAAACAGCATCATATCCATTATGTTTGAAGAGTTCTACAAGTTCTCTGCGAGTAGAACTCCAAATTGGTTTCATTCCCAAGTCTTTGAGGTGTTTCATAAACCGAATATGAATGACTTCATCACCGGCGCCACATTGATTATCTACAATGATCGTTCTTCCTGGCGTCACTGTTCCATCCCATTTTTCAAAATCGGGATGTTTTTGATTCTTATATGCTTCTACTTCCCCTGCTTTGAGAAAGTGTTGAAGTCCCGTATGAATATCATCCTTACGGAAATAATGTCCTGATAGATTATGATATGCTTTTCTTTCAATCTCTTCTGGTAGTTTATATTTGAGAAGATTGAAGAGTAGTTTTTCTGACTTCTCTTTTTGATTGAGTGCAGAATACGCGAAGGTTTCCTCAAGAAGCAATTCAGTATCTTGCGGATTTATCTTCTTGCACTTATCAATTTGGGTAATAGATTTCTCTGGATGATTTGATTGATTATATGCATTAATCAAATTCATAGAGGTCGTATATTTTTCTTCTTTTGTTTGTGCTAATTTGAGAGACTTTTCTCCATACTCAATTGCCTTGGAGAAGTTCTTAAGTTCAAAAAATATTTTTGCTACATCATTATATTGAGAAAAAACTTGTGCTTGTTTTCCAAAGGCATCAAGTAATTCGAATGTTAGTTGCTGTTCTTTAAATGAATATAATGTCTTTGCTACCAATTCAAGTGGGTTCATATTGAATAATTTATTTTGTAGGTATTTAGATACCTCATAAATTGTCAGAGCTTTTAATTGTCGCTATATGACCACCTCCAGCTGAAACTTGTTTCCAATTGGTCCCTCCAATAACTGTTGTGACTGGAGTGGATCTAGTAATTGTGTCATTAGTTCCAAGTCTTCCACTATTACCACTACCCCAAGTCCATAAAGTCCCATCAGTCTTGGTTGCTACTGTATGACCCTCGCCAGTAGAAACTTGTTTCCAGCTAGTTCCCCCTGCAAATGTTGTAACTGGAGTTGTAAAATTGCCAGATGTGCCCCCATTTCCGAGTCTTCCAAAACTAGCATAACCCCAAGACCATAAAGTTCCGTCATTCTTCACTGCCGCTGTATGGGTATCTCCAGCAGAAGCTTGCTTCCAGTTGTTCCCTCCAGCAAATGTTGTAACTGGAGTACATCTGTTGGTGAATCCACCATCTCCTATTTGCCCCTGTGCTCCGCGTCCAAAAGTCCATAAAGTTCCATCAGTCTTTATTGCGACATTATGATGAAAGAAAGCATGGACACTTCTCCAATTAGTTCCTCCAGCAAGTGTTGTGACTGGAGTAGATATTGCAACTGTACTATTAATTCCAAGTTGTCCGTAAGTTCCATCCCCCCAAGTCCATAAAGTCCCATCAGTCTTGGTTGCTATGACATGACGATATCCGCCACTAACTGTTCTCCAATTAGTTCCTCCTGCAAATGTTGTGACGGGGGTAAGTTTGTTTGTTGCCGTATTGTCACCAAGTCTACCAAATCCCCCTGGACCCCAAATCCATAAAGTTCCGTCAGTTTTTATTGCCATCGTATTATTGAGTCCTACACTCAAATATTTCCAATCAGTTCCTCCTGCAAATGTTGTGACGGGAGTAAGTTTGTTAATTGTTGTATTGTCTCCAAGTCTACCACCACTATTATTGCCCCAAGTCCACAAAGTTCCATCAGTCTTGGTTGCTACAGTATGAAATCTTCCTGCAAAAACTTGCTTCCAGTTAGATCCTCCTGATAATGTTGTGATTGGGGTTGATTTATTGGTTGTTGTATTATCTCCCAAAACTCCACTATTACCGTATCCCCAAGACCACAACTCCGGAGTCTTTCCAATTTGTTGAGCAATATTTGGATAAACACTCATTAAGTATTCTTTGGTAATTAATTTATTACCAAGGTCAGTTCCAAAACTATCCCCAAAATTAGTTACTGGATTTGGCATATCACTCTATTGGTGGTTGAGGAATTTCTGGAAGTTCTCTCACAATCACATCATAAACCTCATCAATTGTCGTGCAAGCATCAATCTCTTGAAGTTTTGCAAGTTCCCAATCAAATGCATCTTGAACTACTTTATCAATTTCACTGATAATAGTTTGAAGATTTTCTGTGGTAACTTCTAACCAAGCATTGGCAAACTTATAATTATGAGGACCTGGTGCTGCACTTAACTTACTTGCTAGCATCAACCTTTCTTCTCTTGAAGTTGATACTTGAACTGAATTACCATTAATATCTAAGGCAATTGTCGTATTTTCTTTTTCTTTTCTATATGGAGCAACTTCTTGCTTACGAATTACTTTGACTTCTTCTAGACTCTTATCAATAATTGGATAAGTAAATACTACTTTGATTGGAGTACCATCTTCTTCAATAATTTCCCAAGTAAGATTTCCGATGTTGTGATACTTTGGATCATGTTCTGGAATTACTTTTTCAATTGGCAGAAGATGTGTAAGACCATCACTAAAATGAATTGGAAGGTCTGTATAACTTTGTGGAGAAATTCTTTCTTCTACTTCAAGGTCTTCCAAATCGGCATTAATGTATTTCACATTAAATCCCATTGGGCCAAGTTCTAATGAATTATTATGAATAAGTGCGATTTCCATAGCAATTTTTTAAGTATTTATGATATTGGTAGGTCTGGTGTGGTTCCAGAGAAGACTGCTGATGTATGTCGAAATTCTGCAGAAACTTGTTTCCAGTTAGTTCCTCCTGCAAAAGAAGTAACTGGAGTATTTTTTTGAATTGAATCATTGGCTCCAAGTTGAGCATAAGCAGATGAACCCCAGATCCATAAGGTTCCATCAGTTTTAATTGCTGCGGTATGAGAATCTCCACCAGAAATTTGTTTCCAGTTAGTTCCTCCAGAAAATGTTGTTGATGGAATTGATTTTTTGAGGGTTATCGTATTATCTCCCAATTCACCTCTAGCACCATAACCCCAAGTCCATAAGGTTCCATTAGTTTTAATTGCTGCTGTATGATATCCTCCAGAAGAAACTTGTTTCCAGTTGGTTCCTCCAGTAAATGTTGTGATTGGAGTGTTTTTTTGGATTGTTGTATTGTCTCCCAAATTCCCATAATTATTATAACCCCAAAGCCATAAAGTCCCATCGGTTTTAATTGCTGCCGTGAAAACACCGCCACCAGAAACTTGTTTCCAGTTGGTTCCTCCGGCGAATGTTGTGACTGGGGTTGATCTATGGACTGTGGTATTATCTCCTATTCCTCCGAATGAATTGCGTCCCCAAAGCCATAGAGTTCCATCGGTTTTAGTTGCTGCAATATGGCCACCTCCACAAGAAACTTGTTTCCAGTTAGTTCCTCCAGAAAATGTAGTGACTGGAGTACTTCTGGCACCTGTGGCGTTAATTCCTATTTGTGAATACTGATTCAGTCCCCAACACCACAAAGTTCCATCAGTTTTTATTGCTGCTGCATGATATTGTGCAGAAGAAACTTGTCTCCAGTTGGTTCCTCCAGCAAATGTAGTGACTGGGGTTGATTTTGTGACTGATGTATTGTCTCCTAATATTCCAAAGGAATTAATTCCCCAAGTCCATAAAGTCCCATCAGTTTTTATTGCTGCTTTATTTTTAAATCCACCGGCAACTTGTTTCCAGTTGGTTCCTCCAGCAAATGTAGTAACTGGAGTAGATCTATTACCAGTAGCGTTGATTCCCAATTGGCTAACATCATTACGCCCCCAAGTCCATAATTCATCACCAACCCACTGGTCTATCAACCAAGATTCAGTGACAAAATAATTTTCCAAATCTCCTTCTGGTGAGAAAAACTGATTAGGCATTTAACTTTTTCTCCAACTCTTCGATACGAACCTGTTGTTCTTTAATTGCTTCAATCAATACACCCACAAGATTTATAGGTATTTATCTGAAACTACAAAAAAATTAAACACCAAATCTTCCACGAGTAGCATTAAAGTTCTGTTGAACTTCTGATGCTGAAAGAACGCGATTATAAAAAACACATGAACTCATAAATCCATCAAAATTTACTCCGTTTGCACTAACGCTCTGTCCAATTTTTGCATTATTACCAGTACCAGTATAAGCACCTCCCCCAGTGTGAGAGTTGTCCAAAACACCATTTATATAAATTCTTTTTGCATATGTTGTGTTGTTTAATGTAAAAACAATATGATACCATGTTCCAGTACTTAAAGTTCTTGTCCCAGATAGATCATCAAAAAACATTCCAAAATAAAGACGACTATTTCTTTGATTTAAATGAAGAGCAGTTCTTGTACCAAATGAACCATGTTGCAATAAAACTTTATCACTAGAATCAACGCTAGTTGTGTTTATAGTATCAAAATTTACCCAAAAACTGATAGTCCAGTTTCCTTGAAAAAAAGAATCAGTTAATCCAGTTGGAACAATGTGATCATTACTGCCATCAAAAACAAGAGTTCCTCCATTAGAACCGCTGTAAAATGGGCCATTTGTCAAAGTTCCGGTATTACTATTACCACTCAAGTCTCTAAAAACACTGCCTCCATAATAACTTGATGTAAATGAAGTTGGTGTAGTTGTTCCTGATGGCACTCTTTCTACTTGAAGACCATCCCACCATATAGTTTGTCCAGTTCCGCCAGTGTCTGGTCCATCTAATCTTACATGAATATAAGCAATGGTCGCATCAGCCATTGTTACATAATAATTCACTCTTGTCCATTCTGTAGTAATATTAAAAGTTGTTGATGTTATTGTTAACCATGCACCATTAACAAATCCTGTACCTGAACTATTGGCACCAAATATAAAAATTTGTCCAGTTGTTGCAACATCTGCTTTGACATAAACACTTACAACCCAAGTCTGTCCATTTGCTGCTGGTGCAATATTCCAAGTAGAACTATTGTAAGTTCCTATATGTGGGTCATTTCCAGTTACTGCCATTTTCAGTGGAGTATTGCCAACTGGAGAACTTATTGTATCTCTTGAAATTGTACAAGCATTTAAACCAGCGGTTGAGCACCAAGTAAAAATATCAGTAGAATATTGAAACTCATTTTGAGAATAAGATTTCTTATTTGCTGGATCAAGTGCAAGAACCAACCCCGTCTCTGATGTATCTGGACCGCTATAAACTCCCATTAGATTCCAAACCTCCCTCTTAATGCGTTAAAATTTTGTGAAATTTCATCAGCACTCAATGCAGCATTATACATTTTTACGCATCCAACATTGTTTTCTGAATAGTAATAAAAGGCACCAGTATTTCCATCTCCCGCACCACCTAATCTTAAATCATCACTAGTTCCAGAAAAAGCAGTAGATGTTAAGGTATCAGTTTTCTTAAGAACTCCATTTAAATATGTCTTAAAAGTAGTCCCAGATTTTGTTACTGCAACATGAAACCATTGACCTTCAATAATGTCAGTTCCGGATGTTCCTAAAGATAAACTCGTTAGATTTTTTATTGTTGGTCCGGTATTATCCCAAATATAATACAACAAAGAACTGGCATTATATAAAAACATACTGTGGTATCCTCGATAAGTGACTAAAACACTTTCTCCCTCACAAGTATCGTATAGTGTTGGATTTCTATCATTAATTCTTGCCCACACTTCTGTCGTATGGTCATTATACAGATATGTATTGGAAGCAAGAGCACCAGAAGCAGTTACACTCATATTACCACCAATCTTATATGCACCAGTCATTGCCCTAGAAGTTACGGTTCCCATATTGGCACTTAAGTTATAAGTTCCTGCTCCACCAGTTCCCGTTCCAAACGATGAAATTGTAAGAGCTGGTGTTAATCCGGTGTATGATAGTGCCATTCCATTTGTAATGGTTCCACTTGAAACTGCAGATACTGTAAGAACTGTTCCTGAAATAGATCCAGTAAAGTCTGCAAAGGTTTCATTGCGATCAAATCTTATAGAGTTAGTTGTTGCATCGTAAGAGATATATTGTGGTTGATTAATTGTATGAGAATAGTTTGAGATTGTTGATGTTGCTGTTGTTGGTCTTGTGACTGTTGATGCTACTGTTTGAACATATGGTGATGCTGATGCTTGCGACCCCCTTTCGACTTGCCATCCCCACACATAAACATTGTGTCCAGAGACATTGGAAGTTCCTTGATCTCTTACATAAACTCTAGAAACCGCTCCAGTATTATCTCCACTATTATAGGTAACAATTGCTCTATACCAACCATCTGGATATTGAATTAGTTGTGAAGTTGCAGTTGTTCCCGCAGTTGTGGTTAAATATGTTGTTGGACTGGAACCCCAAGTAATCTCTAAAACTGCCTGCCTAAAAGTTCCTACAGTAAAATATAAATTTATTGTACTTTTTGGACTAGTTCCAGACTTAAGAAAAACTGAAAATGTATAGTTTGTATTTGTAGTTACTACTAAGTTTTTATCGACATTGCAAGTATTTGAACCTCCATTTGTGGTTGAAGTTAAAGTATCTGCAGTTAATGTTCCGTTAGGAGAAACAATGCTATTTGTTGTTATTGATACGTCACTTGAGAAACTATTCTGCGATATGTCTTCACTGTAAGTTATTAAATTTTCACTGCCATTATAGCATTTCTGAATGTTTCCGAAGTCCAAGTTGAGTAACAAATTTCGTGTTACTATCTGTGGCGAATGAGAGAGTCCCATTAGATTTCAAACCTCCCTCTAAGTGCATTAAAGTTTTGTGAAATTTCTGCTGTTGTTAGAGCTCTATTATAAACTTGAACATTACTTATTGATCCCTCAAAATTATGATACCCTGTAGATGGTGTATTTAATGATGCAGTATTACCAATATCAATATTGTATATTTGCACTGTAGCAGTTCCAACTGTTAAAGTTGTTGGTGAAGATGCATTTAGATACCCATAAGCAACAGAACCATTCCAAGTTACTACTGCATTATACCAAGTGTTTGTATTTACTAATGTGTTTGATATTGGGGTATTTGTGCCCCTAATAGCAGCAACACATTTATTTGTATTTGTGCCATAAACAGTAGATGTTCCAGCAACAAATATTCCAAATGTCGCTCCAGTTGCAATACCGCCACTTCTTCCGAAAATATGATAAGAACAATTTCCACCATTCAATGCATCACTTCTTGATTGTGTTGGAGAAACTGGAAATTTAAACCAAGCAGAAACACTCCAAGATCCATTTGTATCTGCAAAAAGATTATTAGCAATTGTAAAACTGGAATTGCCATTTGTTACATAATCATCAACTCCATCAAAAACAATAGATCCACCATTAGAACTATTGTAAGTAGGACCATTAGTTAAAGTTCCAGTATTACTATTACCACTCAAATCGGTCCAAGTCGCTCCACTTCCGGGATAACTCTTTGTATTTCCAGCATCAAGTGCTAATACAAGACCATTTGTAACTGTGCCGGGATTATAAGCAACTGCCATTATGAAAAATCCTTTTCCTTCAAACTCTTAATTTCTTCCTTAAGGATATTTATTTGTTCTTGCTGTTCTTTGATTGCTTCAATCAATACGCCAACAATATTTCCATAAGATACTGACTTAAGACCATCTTCGTTTTCTGCAACAACTTCTGGAAGTACCTTCTCAATATCTTGTGCAATCACACCAATTGAAGGTTGACTATTTTCATCTTTCCACTTATATCTTACACCCTCAAGTTGAGTTACTAAAGATAGTGCATTTTTAATTGGTTGAATATCAGTTTTTTGTGTCCTATCAGATAGTGACGTAAATACTGTTGCGGATAATGTTCCTGTTGATGGATTAAAAGTGCATTTTGTACTTGATACATATGCTGTCGAATAAGTACCAGAAGTTGCATTGGCAAATGTTGGATAATAAGTTGCGTTTGTTGTTGTATCATTTGAAAGAGTTGCACCACCACTAATCGTAGCCCAAGTCTGGTCTCCTCTCAAATATGTTGTCGCGTTGGCAGTTCCTGAAGCAAGAACTCCAGTAGGAACCGTTCCCGTAGAAAGGTTTGATGCATTTAAAGAAGTTAAGGATGCTCCAGAACCACTAAAACTAGTGGCAGTGAAAACTCCAGCACCAGATAAAGTAGCAATACTGGTAGTTCCAGCATACCATTTGAATTGAGATGATGAATCGGGAACAGAAGACCATAAAGTATTAGATTCAATACCAAACGCATAATCAACAGTTGCTCCACCTATACCCGAATATAAAAGTATTTTTGTACCAGCACTTCTTGTAGTAAATGTAGGAGCAGCAACACCATTTGAATTAAAATCAATTCTATTTCCGGTATTGCCATTCAAATAAATTTGACCACCACCAGTTGTTGTGGAGTTTGCTTGAGTTGATATAATTTGGGAACTAAAAGTTTGATTTGCGGACCAAGTATTTGCACCATCTAATAAAGGAATTGTGTTTCCAGATGTTCCGGTGTTCTTTCCATCAAGTAAATCTGCGTTAAGATTAGTTACTACTGTAGTAGAAGAAACTGTGAGTGGTGCAGTTCCTGTTGCTACCGTTGATACAAATCTTAGTGATGTTGTTACTCCTGTAATATTAGTATCACCAGTAACTTGGAGTTTTGATGTTGTACTTGTCGTTCCTACACCAATGTTGCCACCATAAGGACCAAGTAAAACTGTACCATTTGCGTTTACATCAATACTTGGAATACCAGAAACATCATTAACTGAGAATATGGAACCTGATGTTAGGTTATTTGTAATACTGAATAACTGACCTGCGGAACCTTCCCAAGAAAGAGTACCTGAATTTAACTCATATGCCTTTTGAGTAATGTGTTGTCCTGTTGAAGAACCAGCAGCAACAAGAAGATTTCCAAGAACATGAAGGTTTTGTAGTGGATTTGTGGTTCCGATACCAGTATTACCAGAAACATAAGCACCACCAGTTACTTGTAATCTTTGTGATGCTGTTCCTGTTGATGTTGCTGTTCCAACTAATACTGGTCCATTAGTGAATGTAGAAACTCCGGAGACACTTAATTGATTCGTAAATAAAGATGTACCATTAAAAGTAAGATTTGCAGATCCTGTTGGATCATTAGATCCATCTTTATAAACAACTTGATTTGCAGATCCTGCTACTGGACCAGCGGTTCCTTGAGTGCCCTGTAATCCCTGAGTACCCTGAAGTCCTTGAGTTCCTTGAGAACCTCCTAAACCTTGTAATCCCTGAAGTCCTTGGGTTCCTTGAGAACCTCCTAAACCTTGTAATCCCTGAAGACCTTGAGTTCCTTGAGAACCTCCTAAACCTTGTAATCCCTGAAGACCTTGAGTTCCTTGAGAACCTCCTAAACCTTGTAATCCTTGAAGTCCCTGAAGACCTTGGGTTCCCTGAATACCAGCAGCAAATGGAGTAGTCCAACTTACTCCAGCACCAGTTGATACAAGAATAGACCCAGCAGCACCTACATTATTATAAAAATCATTAAGACCAGAACGAATTCTTAAGTTTCCACCAACATCTAATTTTTCAGTTGGATTTGTGGTTCCTATACCAATATTAAAGTTTTCATCACCAACTAACCAATATTTACTTGGGTTTTCATCAGTTCTTACACCAACAGCAAATTGAGTGTCTTTGGTGGTGTTTGGTGAATCAAATAAATCAGGACCAGGACCACCCGAACCAATTATAATTTTTCTAGATGCTGCTGTGGAAATTCCACTTAGTGGTCCAAGGTAGATATTATAATTTCCACTTTTGTTGCTGTTTCCTGCACGATTGCCAAAGAAGTTGTTGTGGTATCCATCAATATTATCCTCTCCTGCAAAAACACCGAGGAAATTATTAGCATTTCCATTAATATTATTATATCCTGCAAAAGCATTCAAAAAGATATTACTACTTCCACTAGTGTTATTATATCCTGCAGATTCTCCTATGAAGATATTAGTACCTCCATCAATATTATTATTTCCTGCAAAACCACCTAAGAATTGGTTCGAATATCCAGAAGTAGTATAATTACCAGCACCAATGCCCATAAAAATGTTATTAAATCCATCAGTAATGGAGGAACCAGTAGTATTATCACCTATTCTTATGTTAGTATTTCCATATTGATCGATGCCAAATCCTAATACTCCATTAATTTGAAGTGCTGTTGTTGGATTTGTGGTTCCTATACCGACATTATAAGAACTATTACCATAAATCCAAGCAGTACTTCCTGAACCAATAACTAACTGATTACTTCCATCGGGAATAGGAGGACTAGAAGTTGGACCATAACTATCTGATGGACCAATAAGAACATTATTACTACCACTAGATAGATAAACTCCTGCAAATTTGCCAATAGCAACATTATTAGTTCCAGAGGTATTAGCAGCTCCTGCATTATTTCCAAAGAAGATATTATTAGATCCTTGATTATTACTTCCTGCACTCTCACCAATAAAGGTATTGTAAGAACCATCAGTATTATTATATCCTGATTGAGGACCTATAAAGATATTAGAAGTTCCTCCAGCATTATTATATCCCGCATTAGGGCCAATAAATGTACTGTAATCACCACCATTATTAGCATTTCCTGCAGAAGGTCCAATAAAGGTATTGTAATAACCACCAGTATTATTATATCCTACTTCATAACCCATAAATGCATTGTAAGAACCACCAGTATTAGCATATCCTGCAGAAGGTCCAATAAAGGTATTGTAATCACCGCCATAGTTATTATATCCTGCACGCTCACCAATAAAGGTATTGTTAAATCCACCATTATTATAAACTCCCGCCCATCTACCTATAATGATATTGTAAAATCCATCAGTGTTATCATATCCTGCACCAGGGCCAATAACGGTATTGCTATATCCACCAGTATTAGAAAATCCTGCAGAACCCCCCATAAAGATATTGCCATTTCCACCATAGTTATTATATCCTGCACGCTCACCAATAAAGGTATTGTAATCACCGCCACTGTCATTAAGTCCTACTTCATACCCCAAAAATATATTTTTATTACCTCTATTAGATGTGTCATATAATGTAGTTTTATCCGCTCCGGTAAGGAATATATTATATTTTGCAGAAACATCATCATTAAATTTTAATACTTCATTAATATTAAGATGATAAGAACTATCACCATAAATCCAAGCAGTATTTCCTGAACCAATAACTAACCTATTATTGTCACTATAACCAACCAAGGCAGGAACTACACCAGGTGTTCCTGATGGTCCTGATGGTCCAATAAGAACATTACCAGTACCATCAGTTAAATAACGTCCTGCTTCTGTTCCTATAAGAATATTATCGGTCCCACCTGAAATATTTTCACCAGTTATATTATTACCAATTTTTATATTACTACCTGTAAATCCAAGAACACCATTAAGTTCAAGTTTTGTTTGTGGATTTGTAGTTCCTATACCAACATTTCCATTTAATCTATAGATATTATCACCAGTTCCAGCAGTCCACCTTGATGCTACAAATGGACTTCCGTTTTGATAGAAAGTTCCACTAAAATCAATATCACCACTAACATCAAGTTTATTATCGCTAACTTGAATTGCACCAGCAGCAAGTCTTACTCCATTAGGAACTTGAGTAGAACCAATACCAACGCCATAGTTAAACAACCAAGCATCAGTAATACCAGCGCCAATATCACCACCCCTAAACCACATAATTTTCTTATATGTGTCTGGGTTGGTTTCTCCACCAATCGCAAGACTTACAAGTGGAGTTCCTTCAGTTGATGCAATTGCAATACCACCATGACTCGCTGTTGCATCGCTTGGTGAGAATGAAGTACCAATACCAAGAACAATGTCAGCATCAACTACTGTAAGTTGTTGAGTGTTGAGTTGTGCTGATGTTCCGCCAATTGTAATACTTCCATCAACATTTAAATTGCCGTTGATATCAGTATTGTTGAGAACAGTTAGTGTATGAGTAACTAATTCTGTTCCATTAAAAGTGAGATTAGCAGAACCTGTTGGATTATTTGAACCATCTTTATAAACAACTTGATTTGCAGATCCTGCTACTGGACCGGAAATACCTTGCGATCCTGTTGTCCCTTGTAATCCCTGAGTACCCTGAAGTCCTTGAGTTCCTTGAGAACCTCCTAAACCTTGTAATCCCTGAAGTCCTTGAGTACCTTGAGTTCCTTGAGAACCTCCTAAACCTTGTAATCCCTGAAGTCCTTGAGTACCTTGAGTTCCTTGAGAACCTCCTAAACCTTGTAATCCCTGAAGTCCTTGGGTTCCTTGAGAACCTCCTAAACCTTGTAATCCCTGAGTACCCTGAAGTCCTTGGACACCTTGAATACCTGCAGCAAATGGAGCAGTCCAACTTACTCCAGCACCAGTGGAGACAAGAATAGACCCAGCAGCACCTACATTTCCATAAATGTCTCTTAAAGAACCATCAAGTTCTACTAAACCAATAAAAGTAGATACGCCAGCTATTATTATATCACCCCTTACATCTAATTTTGATGTCGAACTTGAAGTTCCGATTCCAACATTACCAGTGGCACTAACAACAAAAGGAGTTGCATCTGGATTTGCTTCATCTTCAACAACTAAAGCATTGCCAGAACCTGTTTGAGTGATTCTTAATGCATTTGAGGAACTATTAGCTGATATTGATGATGCATCAATTAAATTTACGCTATTGATTCTTATCGATGCTATTCCTGCAGATGGTTGGGTAACTGAAAAATTCTCATAAAAATCAAATGTTGTTGCAGTTCCATTTCCAACATTACTACCATCCTGTCTTATAAAAACAGCATCGAGTGTTCCTGCCCCAACATCAGTTACAGGTAACCAAGTCCATGAACCAGATGGACCTCCGGAAGATAAAACATAATTAGCACCTCCGGGATTATTATTAAAATCATAAATTCTTTCACTAATTTTTACTGAACCCTTAACATCTAAGTTTTGGGTGGGATTTGTGGTTCCTATACCAACATTTGAGAGAGTATGAATACCAGCATTTGTTGTGGACCATTTTGAAGCAGATACTCCGGATAATCCAGAACCATCTCCATAAAATTGGGATGCAGTTATGATTCCACTTGCATAAATGTTTGAGAAACTAACCGCTGTTCCTGTTGCAGTTACTCCTTTTTGCCCACTATAAACTGCCCCACTGATATAAACACTCTTTCCGGTAAAACTAACTCCATTGGGAAGATTTGTTCCAATGAAATTTAAAACTCCCGACTGATAATCAAAGAACCATTCGTCGTTATTACCAGAACCAGTAGCAAATACTTGAGTACCTGAAGCGGCAGCAGTAGCTGCATTTCCAGAGGTATGAATGTAAACTTTTATAAGATATGTTGAACCAATTTCTGGTGGAATCCAATCTGTTATATTTGTCTTCCAAGTCCTATTAGAAGATGCTGTAATATCTACAGTGCATTCAACGGGTAAGGATGTTGGATATAAGGTAACTATAGATGTGCTGCTACCTGGAATAGTTGTTGGGATTAAATTTGCCTGGGTCCAAACAGTATCTCCCCTTATTAATAGAGGACTTGAAATAGATTCGTTTACGGCGTCCTTTACGGAAGAAGTATCCGTTTTAGTTCTACCGTAACCAAGTTTTTTCCAGAGATAATCAATCTTCTGATCGTTTGAGATAGTCATCTTATGCAGCAGCTCCTATACTAAGACTTGATACTGATTGTCCAGATGTTAAGGCAATTCGAACAAGAACAACATTACCAGTAGCATTACTCATATTTTCACTTCCCAAAGTCATTGTATATCCACCACTGAGAGAAGTTGATGTGAGAATTCTATCCCCACTGGTGAAAGCACATCCATCAGAACCATTTCCACCAGATCCACTTCCAGGAACGCCAGAACCTGCATAAGTTGTATCTGCTCTTAACCAACCATTTAATCCACTTGTAGTATCTATACTTGTTCCGGGTGCAGCAATCCAGAGACCCGAAATTCCAGATGATGTAATATTAATATCAAAGTTAGCTACAGATTTTCTCCTGAAAGCAAAAGTGAAATACTGAGTTCCAGTATCGCCACTTCTGTTTGGACCAGTAGGTAGATATCCTGTCGAATAATCTGTTACATCATATTTTAATACGCCCAATCTTACTGTTGCTTCTTTTGTTCCAGCAACTCCTGGATCTGATGATTCACTATATGGACTATTTGTATAAAAATTAGTGGCACCACTATAAGATGGAGTGTTTGTAGTTGCAGCATTAAAATCAAATATTCTCTTACCATTATCTGTATAAGTTCCATCTCCAAGTCCTGAAGGAACTGCTATAGAAATTTCAGATATCCCAGATTGAGCTGCAGTATGAACTTGAATATTAGTTGAAATATCACTTGTGTAACTGGCAACTCCATTTACATTTCTTGCTCGAACTTTAACTCTATCAACAGTTCTTACACTTGAAGATGTGATGGGAACTGTTAGATTGCCAATTGCATATGGAGAAGAAGTACCCGTGTTTACTAAAGGTATTCCTCCGCTTAACATTGTTACTGCACCGTCAATCTGAGCATAAGTATAATCAGTATCATTTGTAGCCGCACTTGAAGTTCCTTCTTGGTTTGTTCCAGTGTCAACCTCTACGATATTTGATTGATTGGTGTATGCTTGTCCGACAAGATTTGTAACAGTTACTCCGGATAATGTAAGAGTTGGTGAACCTGTATTGTAATAAGGAATACCAGAAATATAGCGTTTTGTTCCTCCAGTTCCTTCCGATAAAGTCGCACCAGCAATACTCACCGTTGGTGATGCAGTCATATCATCTTTTACAAATTCAACAATATTTGTATTTCCAGTGGAGCTATGAAGCAACTGCATACTATTAACGCCAGTGCTTAAACTTGAAGCGGATTTGGAAACCTTTGCCTTGAATCCTTTATAAGCCCCAGGATAAAAAGTACTTGCTGCAAAAGTAACGGAAGATCCAGAAGAATTTAATAGTTGATAGTCGCTTTCTTCGGTAATTACCAAGCTCGTATAAGTTCCAGAGTCATCAGCATTTGTAAATGCTTTAGAACCATCTGCAGAACCATTTATGTTTGCCGTAAGAGTTCCACTACTTGCATTGTAAGCAAATGATGCAGTTGCTGTTGCTTCTGGAGTTCCATTAATTACACGATTGACATCATTTCCTGCAGATAAAGTGGTTCCTCCAGTATTATCAGTAAATCCTGAGGCAAGTTTTGGACTTGTTCCAGTACTAGTAACATTCGATAATGTTTTGCTACTTAATCCATCTGGAGGAACTGGGGCATCATCATAAACTTTAAGTGCTACAGTACCAGTAGCGGGAATAACTGCTGGGTTTGCAGTATTATGTGCGTTTAAAGTTAATGTAAGTGTATCTGTAGTAGTTGAACTATTCGTTCCTTGACCCCAAGTGTGCTGTAATCTATTGGCACTAACTCCAGCTCCACCATCTGCTGAGTCACTTGCGATAGAATCATTAGATGATCCATCACCCCAATTCATTGTATAGTTGACGGTTGCACCACTAGTATTTGTTGTATTGTTATCTAAGTATAAAGATTGTCCTTCTATAACATATAAGTCATTGCCTGAAAGAGCAGTTCCTCCACTAGAAGCTCTGTAAAGGGCAAATCCAACTACTGGATTTGGTGTATAAAGAGTAATGTAATCTGTCTTAGAAGTTGTAAATGAACTTCCTGCTCCAACTCCAGTATTATTTTTTGCGGTTAATGTGATTGAATATAATCCGCCACTTGAGTTAGTATATGTGTGTGGAATAGATGAAGAAGCATAATTAGAAGTTGTATTTCCATCGCCCCAATCAACATCATAACGATTGGCGTTTCCGGAACTTGTAACAGATAAAGTAACTGAGAGTGGAGAACCTCCCGCAACTAAATTGGAAGAAAAGTCAACATTAGTAACTGCCGTATTTCTAATAATATTAAATGCCAGTTCATTTAGATCATCTATACCATTAACTATCTTAGTGCTTGTAGTGAATGTGTTTAATGCTCCTGATGATGTCAGACTCCCATCATCAGATGTGCCTAAAGTTAAATACCCACCAGTTCCTGAAAATGATGATGCAGTAACAATTCCTGAAATTTTTGCATTTCCAAGAACATCTAATTTTTCTGTTGGATTTGTGGTTCCAATTCCGACATTAGAAAGAGTGTTAATTCCAACATCACTAGTAACCCAGTTTGAACCAGAAACTCCTAATAATCCTGATCCATCTCCATAAAATTTATATGCAGTGACAATACCCGCAGCAAGGACTGCTGTATTTTCCGAAGTAACTCTATTATTCGGATTTATTGTACCTACTCCAACAGAACCTGTTGAAGTTATTACAAAAGGAGTTGCATCTGGATTCGCTTCATCCTCTACTATAAAGGCGTTACCAGAACCAGTCTGAGTTACTCTTAATGCGTCAGAAGAGCTATTGACTGATATTGTAGTAACGCCAGTTACAGTTAAATCACTGAATACATTTGGTGAATTTGAGATTGCAGATTCAATCGTCGCTGTTGTTGTAGAGTCTAAAGAAACAATATTCTGAAGTTCTCTACCAGAACTAATAACTTGGGTATTCCCAATACTTATAGAACTTACCGTAGTTATCCCAGCATCTGTAATATTTCTACTATCATCAATGATAGTAGAACCTTGAATCTTAATTGCCATCTACCGTCCTCGTATACACTGGGTAGTTTTTATTATTTAGTTTATAATTATGCATCCAAACTATTTAATCTATTTTTCAGAATATTTATTTCATTCTGTTGTTCTTTTACAACTTCAATCAATAATCCAATTAATCCATTATAATTAACAGTCTTTATAGATCCATTGCTAACAAGTTCAGGAATAACTTTTTCAACATCTTGTGCAATAACACCCATAGATGACTTTTTATTTTCTTTCCAATCAAATGTTACGCCATTCAATTGGAGTACTTTATCAACCGGATTTTCTATCAGTTTTACATTTTCCTTCAAGTTAATGTCAGAGGCTGAATTATAATCTGTTGAAGTAATTACTCCAGATATAAATGTGTCTCCAATAATATGAAGTTTTGATGTTGGAATCGCAGTCCCCACCCCAATATTTCCATTTAATCGATAAATGTTACTTGTTTCTATATTTGATGTATCTGAGTAAGTCCATTGCCCACCATCTATATTAATATCAATTGTTTTTGTTGCTGGATTATACGCGAAAGTATTTCCTGCACCAACAAAATTAAACGCTGTTAAAATACCAGTCGTTATGGTAACTCCACCTGATTGAATACCAATACCCTGAATTCCATCAGTTGCAGTTAAAATTCCGGTTACTATTGCATCACCAATAACATGAAGTTTTGATGATGGGTTTGTAATTGCTATTCCAACGGAACCAGTTGAAGTAACTACAAATGGAGTTGCATCTGGGTTTGTTTCATCTTCAACAACTAAAGCATTTCCAGAACCAGTTTGAGTGATTCTTAATGCATTAGAAGAACTATTAACTGATATTGTTGATATGCCAGAAATTGATAGTGCAGCACCCACTAAGTTGTGGAAAGTTCCTGTAGTACTATCAATATTGACTATAGTACCAATACCAGTATAATTAATATTTGTACCACTTAAATTAGTTACTGTTCCTGTGGTACTGTTTAATGTTGTAATAGTACCAACACCACTTGAATTTATATTTGGTACTGTGAGTTGATTTGAATTTAGTAAATCAACCCCATTAATCTTGTAAGATTTGTTTGCAGCAAGATTTAAATTCTCACTTGACTTCAATGAAGAATTTGTGTAGTCATAAAGGAATGTAACTTCACTTCCTATACCAATGCCAGCACCATCAAGTAAATTATTGTTAGGAACCGTTGTTGCAATACCGACAACAAAATCTGCAAGAGTTATTGTTTGAGAATTAACAATAAAATTGGTGCCATCTACATATAAATCACCCCTAATTCTTACACTTCCGCTGGTTACTCCTACCCCTACTGGGAGTGGATCAATTATAATTTCTGAAGGTCCACTAATGGTATTTGTAGTAAAACCAAGATTTCCATTCCCAGTCGTAAATTCCGATGCTGTTATAATACCACTATAGTTAATATTACTTCCACTAAGATTAGTTACAGTTCCTGTAGTGCTGTTCAGAGTTACAATAGTACCGATACCACTATAATTGATATTAGTTCCTGTTAAGGTTGTAACCACACCAGTAACAATATTACCTGTAGTTGCATTTAAAGTTGATAAATTGCCTACAGAGTAATCTATATTAGTTCCACTTAAAGTTGCAACAGTTCCAATGCCATTATAATTTACATTCGTACCATTGAGATTAGTTACTGTTCCAGTAGTACTGTTCAGTGTAGCAATAGTACCAACACCACTATAGTTAATATCAGTACCATTGAGATTAGTTACTGTTCCAGTAGTACTGTTCAGTGTA